AGTGCAGAGGGAGCTTATCGTACCTTCTTGATTCAAGGAGAAGAAAGCGCATCGTAAGACGAAGAAAGAAGCAATCGAAATCCAAGAGAAAACGAGGATACCAGCATGTTCGAGAAAGACCAGAAGATTCGACACAAGAAAAGCGGACAGGTCGTGACGTTTTTGAGTGTGAGAAGCTCCCACAGAGGTGTGACTAAGGTCCATACGAGCGGTCCTTGGGGAGCTTTGGATGTGCGGGAGTTCGAGGCGATCGAGGATTCTGAGTCTGAGGAAGATATTGTTCCTGCGTCTAAGCCTAAGACCACACCCACGACTGCTCCAAAGAAGAAGGCTGCGAAGTAATGTTTGAAGAAGACGAGGACGAGGAAGAAACTCAAGAGACTCAGGAGCCTCGAGGTCGGGGTCGTCCGCCGGGAGCCCAAAATGGTTCCCGCACAGGCGTGATGGCCCCGATCAAGAACTGGCTGCCCAAGCACGATCTTTGTGTCATGCTTCATGTTGGAATGAAGACTGATACTGAGATCGCAGAGATGGTTGGGTACACATCTGCTCGGGTCAATCAGATTCTGAACGACCCAACAGGGAAGACCAAGATTCGGGAGGCTCAAGAAAGGCTCCGAGAGAAGCTTTCGGCTCAAATCGAGGATGGTCTAGTCGCGATTTGCGTCAAGGCTCTCTCAAATGTCCGCGAAACGATCGAGCTGGAGGGCCTCGCGCATGGGTCTGACTTCAAAAAGCACCAAGATAAGCTCTCGCTTGAGGTCTTGAAGGGCCGAGGGTTCCTCGATAAGGAACGCCAAGCGAAAGAAGCGGCTCCTCTTGACCCAATTCTCGTCAAGCGCCTTGCTGAGGCGATGGAAAAGTCGAACGAAGCAGCGGAAATCATCCAAAGAGATCGTGAGGAGCGGGAAATCGTGGTGGAGGACCCTGAGGAAGACGCCCCGAAGGGCTCTTTTCAGCTCGTCGAGCAATGAACGAACAAGAATACGGGGATCTTTTCGACGAGAAAGCCATTTCGAAGGCCAGAAAGGAGGCTGAGGAGAAATATCGAGATGTTTCCTCGATTCAGCTTGACTCTCTGAGGCGAAAGTGCAAGAATGACCTGTTTTTCCTTGCTCAAGCCTTGGGATACACTCGACTGACCCCAAAACTCCACGGAGATTACACAAATTGGCTCACAAAGTGGAGAGGATACCAGTATAAGCTCTCACTTCTCCCTCGCGGTCACTACAAATCAACATGCGACACCATTGTAGACAGCGTACAGATGGTATTGCCGAATGTGGCAGAGGTAAAAGAGCACCCGTATTGCCTTGGGCCTAATGCCACGATTCTCTTGGCGCACGAAGTTCGAGAAAAAGCTAGTGGGTTTCTCTTTGAGATCACCGCGGCCTTCACTCGGAACCCGTTGATTCTGACTCTCTTTCCCGAGTGCATTCCAGCAAAGAACGAGCAGCGAATTAACAAGTGGGAACTAGAGCTTCCGAGAGATGACCACCATAAGGAAGCAACATTTTCGACAGTCGGTGTTGGAGGCGCGGCTCAGGGAGGCCACTATCATTGGCTCAAGCTCGATGACTTGATTGGAGAAGAAGCGAGAGACTCCGACACAGTGATGGGCCGGATTCTGGATTGGTTCGATAACATCCTTGCTCTTGCGGTGAATGCAGAAGACGGATTCAATCTGACCGGAACCCGCTGGGCCTACTCAGATGTCTATTCTCATGCAATGAAGACATATGGGATCGACCTCGAAGGCTCGGTGTTGAATTGCATTCCAGACTCAGAAGCAGAAAAGCACAAGGGAGGGCTCCTCAAGGTCTACGCCCGGGGAGTGTTCGAGGATGGCAAGACAATCTTTCCTGAGCTGATGACGCCGAGCAGGATCAAGATTCTCCGACAGAATCGTTTGATTTGGGCTGCACAGTATGCGAATAACCCGATGGAGAGTGGCCTGAATGAGTTCTACTGGCCTCTCAAGTTCTACAACACCGCGCTGGCTGATCCACAGAAGCTCGTGGTTTTCACTGGAGATTCAAGTTTCTCTCGCTATCTGCGGGATCTCGACATTTGTATCTTCGTCGATCCTTCGATGGCCGAGAGCAAGTCTGCGGACGAAGTTGGAATCATCGTCTCGGGGGTGGATCATCGAGGAAATATCTTTCTCCTAGAGACTGTGAAAGAGAGAATTGATCCCACAAAGTTCATGGATCAACTCTATAGGCTGAACTACAAATATCGGCCCCGCGTCGTGGCAATCGAAGAAGTGGTGTTCAGCGCGATCTTCCGGCACTGGATTCAAGACCGAGAGCGCTTGACCGGAATCTACCTCCCAATCAGGCCCTACAAACCAGGGACAAAAAGATCCAAAGTCGCCCGAATTCGAGGACTCACGCATTATTTCTCGGCCGGTCAGGTTTACATCCACGAGAACATGTATTCATTTCGAGATGAATACGAACAGTTTCCGATGGGCAATTCCGAACACCTACTGGATGCCTTGGCCCAAGGCCCAGAGTTCTGGCAGAAAGGAGCTTCGATGCATGAAGTGGAACAGATCCAAAAGCTTGAAGCTCAGCTCGTTTCTGACAGAGACATTGCAACCGGATACTAATGTGACCGAACGAACAGATAACTCAATCATCCTTTGGAATCTCCTTGGCAAGTCAATCACAATTGCTATGATTCCTTGGATGGTTTGGGTCAGTTTCACGGTCGTGAAGATTCAATCTGAAATCGCGGTGTTGAGTACCAAGACAACTGATCTTCCATACGAAGTTCGTTTGCTCCGAGATCGACTCATCAGGCTGGAAGTCAAACTAGATTCAGGAGGCTAGAACGGCTCTCATGGACATCTTGACTTTCGTGGCCTTGGTTCTTGGTCCAGGCTCAGGTGTGCTGGTCGCGATGAAGCTTGGACAGTCTTGGCAGCAAATCGAGAATGACAGGACATACAAGACTCTCCTCCGAATCGAACAACACCTAGCAATCCTGAACAACAGAGTCGCCAAGAGTGAGATCGACATCGAAAACATCGAAGATCGAGAAGGTCGAGAAGGTCGCTCAAAATGAGCCCGCCGAAAGAAACCCTTGTACACAAAAGCCGAGCCCAGCTTTGGAAAGAAACCCTCATGGGAGGGACCCTCTTTATCTTCGGCCTCGTGCTCATTTGGCAATATACTCTGCATGTAGGCCACGATGACCATGCACTAGGATCTTCGATTCTCTATGTCGGAGTCGGAAGTGTCTCTGTCGGGCTCTGGATGACGAACAAGAAACTCACAAAAGAATGGCTCATGGAAGTCCGAGAGTTCACTCCTTTTGCACATAAGTCTAAAAATGACGAGTAGTCTCAGCCAGCTGCCTGCTCCTGGGGGAGCATCCGAGCAAGTTCAAGAATTCTACAAGCCAGCTATTGTAGCAGCGACACAGATTGATGCAGAGCCAGGGACTCCAGCAGGTCCTATGTCGTTGCTCCGAGGGACCTCATCTAACCATCGTTGGGCTTGTAGAAAGGACCACTTGCTCGTGGCGGGCCTTGACTCTAATGGATTAATCAAGTGAACCAAGATCTCGCGACGGACTACGCATTCAGAGGGGACGTCAAGCTCTCAGGTCCTGTGCCTGAGGTCGAGGAAACCACGCCCGGAACCTATCCCCGGATGCTCCACTTGGGAGATGAGGTCGAGGATCTCCTCAAGACCTATATCGACAGTGAGATCGAAGCGTTTTATACTGAGCGTCAAGATCTCTTAGAGGACTGGAAAGACTGGCAAACCCTCTATTGGGCAAAACCCGAAAAGAAAGAACGAACCTTCCCGTTCAAGCGTGCGGCAAACATCGTGATTCCTCTCGCGGCCATTGCCGTCGAGGCGATCCATGCCCGGACAATGAACACGCTTTTTTCTGTCGAGCCTTTCTGGAGCATCCGCCCCAAGAGCAAAGCATGGGTTGAGAGCGCGAAGCCCACAGAGAGATGGTTGCAGAGTGAGGTTGAGTCCTCGGATTCACTCGACATGTATGCGTTTTGTAATGAGTCTTTGCTTGAACTCTACAAGCTCGGCACGGCCGTGGCTAAGAGCGGATATGAGAGGCTTGTTAAGAAAACCCTTCGCCCAGTCGGAGACACAGAACAAGAATACTATGCGGTCGTGAGAAACTCAGCGACAGTCGACCGGGTCCCGCTCGCGAGCTTCGTGATGCGATTCGCGGAGCTAGACCCACAGATCGCTCCTCTGGTCGGAGAAAAACACTCAGTCTCTTGGAGCCAACTCAAGAAGCACGCACAAGCGGGTCGCATGGACCCCGAAGCCATCGAGAAGATCAAGTCCTCTTGGCGAGACAAGCGTGATATCTCTGATGCCGGCGAGGGCACAGAGCTTGAGAATCATGTGCAGGAACTCGCAAAGGCCGAGCCTCTTTGGTATTCCACCTTTGATTTCTACGAACTTTGGATCTCATTCGATGTAGACAAAGACGGATGGGACGAGGAGATCGTGGTGGACTATCATAAGGAAACCGGGACGTTTCTCTCGGTTCGCTATAATTGGTACGACGATCTCCATCGCCCATACAGGATTGCAAACTATTTCAATGTCGAAGGCATTTGGCCCGGCATTGGAGTCTGCAAACAAAGCGAGCAATTCCAAGCCGAAGTCACAGCGATCCATAGGCAGAGGCTCGACAACGCGACCCTGGCTAACATGGGCATGATTGTTCTCCGTAAGGGTTCAGGCTATGGCCCCGGCGAGCCGATCTTCCCAGGTAAGATGTGGTTTTTGGATGACGTAAAGGACATTGCTCCTCTCAAGCTGAATGAGATCTATCCTTCGGCCTACGCCAACGAACAAGGAGTTGTCGGCTACAACGACAAGCGAGTCGGAGTCAACGACCTGATTCTTGGACTCCAACAGGAGGGCACCCCAGCCACAGCCACAAGTGACGTAGCCCGTCTGGCCGAGAGCAACAAACGCTTCGATCTTGTGCTCAAAAACATCAAGCGTTGGCTCTCCCAGATCGGAGTCGACGTCATTACGAACTATCAGATCTTTGGAGATCAACAGGTTCACTGGCTTGTGCTGGATGAAGACGGAGCATATGTTGAGGCAGTGCTTCGGATGCCCTCGGTTCTCGTTCGACGTGGCGCGATCATTGACCTAACCGTCACTGACACAATCACAAACCGTGAGATCGAAAAGGCCCAGTGGCTCCAGATCTTCCAGGTCATGTCAGGCTTCTACCAAAGCATCTTCCAACTCAGTCAGGTTTTCGGAGATCCGAACATCACAGCGCAGCTTGCACAGAAGGCTCTCATTGGCACAGACGAGATCATGCGAAGGCTGCTTGAGACATACAACATAACAGACACAGATAAGTTCA